TCCTTTAACAGGATGGTGGAGTTTGGAATCAGCGACCAGAACATCAGGACCGGCGCGACCCTCAACGACTAAAGCGACGTGATTGAATTCAATCTGCGTCATTTTAATATCGTATGGCGAGCCATTATAGGAGCCGTTTTCGATAATCGGAATATACCGGTACGAACTCGATAACTCGCGCTGCGTCTTATCGTCGATTTTCTGGATATATTCAGCATCCCAGAAGCCTAGCCCGTTATTCAGATATTCCCCGTCGAACGTCGCGGTGCTTCCCGTTCCCCCGATAATCACTTCCTTCTGCGGGTTTTCAGCAGTCACATGGGTATGGATCGCGAGAATCGGGATGTTGTTGGACGTGTGGGCGCCCTTCTCAAGCTCTTCCGGTGGCCTGAAGACCTGATAGACCTTGTCCGGATCGAGGCCGAGTTCATCGTATTTCGGGATTTCCCGGCCCCAGTATGGATTAACCCCGGCTTTTGATATGCGGCTGGTTTCCAGAAACAGCCGACCGTCGGTGTCGGTGCGGCGAACGCTCGATTTATCGAACGCCAGCAAAACCTCGGATTTATTCGTCTTCATCGTCCACGCCCGGGATAATAGGTGCCCCGACGCAGCCGCAGTTAATCGGTTCGCCGGGGAATATATATTCGCCGTCGATTTTAAGACCTTTCGTTAAATCGAAAACCTTCCCGTTTGCTTCAACGTGAGAATGTCGCGGGTTTTTACCGCCGCCGACGTGAAGCCAGCGCGCCTTGGTGACGCCGAGCGCCAGTTGGCGGGCGCGGGCCATCTGCGCCGTGGCCTTATTGTTCTGGTCGCCCGCGATCAGTTTGGCGCGGCGCCGCGTGACGCCAAAGCGCTCCTGAAGCTGGTCGGTCAGGTATGCGAGGTCGCGGCCGGTGGTCACGCTGCGCATCACCAGCCCTTCCACCTCGGTCGCATACTCGGACTGGATCGATTTGATCAGCGAGACGTTTTCCTGCACCGAGGCCTGCATCACCGTGTTCGTGACGAGGGTGTCTTTCATGGACACGCTCATGCCGGTCAGCGCGACGGCGGCCTGCTTGGTCGCGTTGGTGGCGTGTTTGTCGACCTTGGAAATGAACCAGCGCGCGAGGTCGGGCGCGCGATCGGCGAACATTTTGCGCCACTGGTTCGCGCGGCGCCGCAGCTGTGCGGCGAGGTCGGCGGCCGGCGACGAGTCCTGAACAATCTCACCTTCGCGTTGCCCGTACGTCGCTCGCAGCCAGTACAGCGTCGAACGGTGCATCTCGTCGATCAGGGATTCGAGCGCGCGCTGGTAGGCGATGCGGTTGGCGGCGCTGGGGCGCGCCGGCCGCATTTCCCCGCGGGCTTTGGGAGCTCGCGCGGGCATCAGACGCTCCCAGCGGCGTCCGGATCTTCGACAGGCGCAGCCGGCGGCGTCGGCAGGTTGTCAACGTCGATCGAATCGTATCCGCTGTCCGGATCGGCAGCGAGGCGCGTGCGCTCTTCCTCGTCCGACAGCGTGCCGCGGTCGTAGTAGATCGCGAACGTGTCAGCGTTGGTCTTGCGGATCGACGATTTCTCGACCTCGCTCAGCTCATGCAGCGGCACGAAGCGATGCGTCAGATCCTCGTCGATCTTGCCGTTCTCAGACAACTGAATGACCTTGACGGCCTTGTCGAGGTTGTCGCCGAACACTTTCGACTGCTGGCTCGCGACATGGTCGTACCAGTTCGACTCGTCATATTCGCCGGTCGAATTGAACCCCTTCGGCGAAATGCCCAGCAGCTTGACGGCCGGCGTGCGGCAGATCGCGGCGAGCAGCTCGAGCTGCTGCGACACGATATCGCCGAGGCCCGACAGCGGCGTGTTCACCTGGACGAATTCCTCACCTTCCATGTCGAGGGTCATCAGGCCGTCGTTGGTGCCCATCATGCTCCAGAGCGCGGCGCGCGCCTTGAGCGATGTCGCGTCGTCGTAGCCACCACCGTTGAGCATCTGGCTCATGTCGGTCTTCAGGATCGAAGTGCTGAACCGTTTTACAAGCTTCGCGACGGCAATGCGCACGGTGTCGAACCGATCGACGTAGTCGAGCGCCATCTGTGCCATCGGGATGCCAAAGAAGTTATACGACGGCTTGAGCAGGATCGGCGGCTCATTCGCCACGAAGCGAAGCAGCCGGGTCGCGTGGACCGTGCGGCCTTGGACGAGCCATGCATCCGGCTTGTAATACCCCTCGGCGAGCGGGTTGTCCGCGTTGTACGGTGCCGGGTAACAGTTGATCGGCTCGATCAGACGGAACCCCTTGAACTTGCCCTTGGGGATCTTGCCCGAGTCGAGCGTAAGCGGCGTTTTCAGTTCGGCGGCGCCCGCGTCGCTCTTTGCATCGTCGCCCATGTCGATGAACAGCATCGAGCCGCCCATGTAGCCCATGGTCGACGCGGCGGAATTGAAGCGTGCCTTCAGGTGGTATTTCTGCGTCGCCAGATCGAGCGCCTGAACGCGCTTCGCATCCGACTCGGTCGACCCTTGACCGCCGAACTCGATCCACTTACGGGTCATCTCGTCGGCGAGCGTCTCGACAATAGCGCGGATCAGCGGGTGCTGGGCGAGCAGAGATAGCGCGGCGTAACCAATGAAATCCACACCGGACAACTGGTTGAAACCTCCGCACATGCCGAGCGTGGCGGCCATGTTGTCGCACATGGAGTCCATCGCCAGTTCTTGCGGCTTGTGGCCGGCGGGCAGCGTGCCGGGCGCAACCTGCGCGTGTTTGAACTTGGCCTGCCAGTCCACTGCGACGCCCTGGGCGTTCTGCATAGATTGCAGTTGCTCGAGCAGAGCCGGACTGATATTCAGGCCGCGGCGCGGGCCTTCGACAACCGGCCAGCGCGGCTCGGCGCGCGGCGCGCTGTCCTGCGCTACAACGCGAGTGCTGGCGGGTGCCGTCGGAAGGAGCGGCACGCCGCTGACGAGGTTTCGTAGCTTATTGAGCATGGCGCGCCATTTTGATCAGCAGCGATTCGAGGTATCTAATCTTCTCGCGGTCGGCATGCCATATTTCGGCGATGTGCCGTACCTGGTCGGGGCCCAGCGACACCGCCTTACCTTGGGCCGCCGCTTCTTTCGCCATTGCGCATAGCTGCGGCGGCATTGGGACGATCGTTGCCATCTGGGCCCCGTCGCTTACGAGAGGTCTTCGGCTTTGTAGTCGCCGGTCGTCTGGGCAGTCGTCGACGCCTTCGAGTGCAGATGCAACAACGTGCCGATCGCAACGAGGTCAGCGCGCAGCTCGTCGATCGCTTCGTTCTCAAACTGGTGCAGGCGAGCCAGCAGACCGGCGAAACGGTCCTTGGCCTCGGCGTGCGAGTCGGTCGCGATCTCGACCTTGCCGGTGTTTTCGTTCAGCGGCGCGGAGCCCGCGTCGGCCGTATTCAGAAGCACGATCGGCGGATCGATCGGAACGAAGGTGTTACCGCTCGAGGCAGCAGCCGATGCCGTCGCGCCAGTAGATGCATCGGCACCGGCCGCGGCGTTTCCCGCTTCACCAGTCGTCTGCGTCGCATCGGTAGCCTGCGACGTGCTCGAGGTATCGCTCGAAGCGGTCGCCGCACTCGCGTTTCCCGCGTCACCTGCGGCCGTGCCGTCGGTGTCGGAGCCGGTGGTTGCAGTCGTCGCAGATTGCGTCGTGCCGCTTTCTTGGCTGGCGGCCGCAGCAGAGGCACCGGCGTTTGGGTCTTCACCCGGCGCGGCCGAAGCGGTTTCATCGGCCATATAAAACGGCAACACGGCGGCCATAGCGGCCATCAAAATGGATTTGCGGAGGGTGCGCATTTGATTAACTCCAAGTGAAAGTATTAACGGCTGTTGCGATGCCGATAATACCCGGAGCGCATCCCTATAAATAGGCCCAGTTTTTCTTCGAGATAATCAAACTGATATTCGCTTGAGTGACGCCGAATTTATCTGCGATCGATCTCTGCGTATGCCCGCTGACCGCAAGCTCACGTATTTTGATTACTTGATCGTTGGTGAGCTTGGTGCGTTTTTTGGCGCGTGCCTTTTTACCTTTGGCCTGTCTGGATTTTGCTACCTTGTCGGCTACGTTCGCGGCGTGTCCTCCGAGAAACAGGTGATTCGGATTGACGCACGAAGGAACGTCGCATTTATGAAGGACGTGATTTTCTCCGATCGGCCCGATGAAATGCTCGTATGACAGGCGATGCGCGCGAAGCGTTTTTCCGCCGACTTTCAGCGTTCCATATCCATCGTCATCACAACGCGCTGTCCAGATGTGACATTCGATCCCCGGAATTAGCTCCACCTTTGATTCGAATCTGATTAATTCTGCGGTGTTCATTCCACTACCTCCGAGGGTATCAAGCGGCCCGCTGAGCCATAGCCTGCAAGGCTTCGTTGGATATAAGTATACCCTGACCGCGCCCCCGAATATATCCATCAAGGGAGTATCTGATTCCGTCAATATGGTGATTATGTTTGTCGACGATTATCGGCAATATATCCCCGGTCTGTTTATCGACCTTGTAGGAATAAAGCCCGAACTCCGCAATGGTGTGAACGCACCGCGGGTGAATCACGATTTCGTCGAAGCCGCGCAGCACTTCGATGCCGTCCTCGACCGAGCCGCCCCATTTCTTCGCAGCGTCGATGTTGAAGCCCTGCCGCGCCACCTGGCTGATCGTCTCGGGCCGCGCGCCGTCGGCCTTGATCTTCCATTTCCGCGCACCGGGCACCCCCGGATATTTCAGCGTGTCTTCGGGCGTCCACTCCTTCAGCTGCGCGGGCTTCGCCCCTTCCTTGCCGGCGAATAGCTTCCAGATGTCGGTCGATTCGGTGCGCAGCCCGTGCGCTTCGTAGTCGATGAACAGTGTGTTGCCACGCACCCAGCAACGGTTGAGCGTCGTCGGATCGACGGCGAAGCCCCAGTCCGCGCCGAAGAAGAAGCGTACGCCCGCCGGCGTATCGAAGGCCTCGACTCGGTATTTGCCGGCAAAGATCACCTCATCGGAGCGCTTGTTGAACTGGCCTAGCCAGATCCAGTTATAGCGGTCCTTGTCGGTGCGCTCCATCTTGGCGCGCTCGAGCTCCAGTTCGGCGGTGAACCATGGGTTGTCCGTGTAGTTGGCACGGATGATCAGGACTTCGTCGTCCTCGTAGCAGCCGTCGGCGTCGAGCAGCGCCTCGTATGGGCCGATCAGATCGGTCCACGTCGGGTCCGTTTCCTTGTCGGGATTGAACGTCACCCAGATTTCGGAGCCGTGCTCACGGATCGTCGGCATGAGGATCTGCCACGACTCGCGCGACACGGTCGCAGCCTCGTCTACCCACGCCTTCGTGGCCTTGGTGAAGCCTTTGATACCGGTCTGGTTGCGGTAGAGGCCGCGGAACGAGAAACTGCTGCGCGTGGCCGGTACGCGGATCGTTTTCTTGCCGGTAACGAACGAGCCCGATAGTTCGCGCCGCTCGATTTCCTCGACGAGTTCCTGATAGCTCGACTCTTCGATGGACGCCTGAATCTCGCGCAGGCAGAGAACCCGCTCACGCCGCGCCGACGCCTGGGCGGTCTGGATGGACACCACCGTCCGTGTCTTGGCTGAGCCACGGCCACCGTAGACGATCTTCAGACGCTTCGGGTAGATCAGCCGCTCGAGCTTGGCCGGGATCAGTACCGTCGGTGCGGCGTCGGTCTCGTTGCCGTCGACGTCAACGCGCTTGATGACCTCGCGCTGCATGTTGCAGATGCCGAACACGGCCGGTTCGGCTTTGGTTGCGATGCCCTTGAAGTACCGTTCGACCCGGGCGATCGCGGCGTGCGAGATGCGCCGCCGGCTCATTTGTCCTGCGCGAGCTGGGCCTCGATCGCGGCGAGCCGGTCGGCGAGTTCACTGATTTCCAGCACGTCGAGCTTCGCGCGGATCATGTTGACCAGCATCTGACCAACGTCGGCTGGCACCTTGCCGGTGGACACGGCCTTCATGATGGCGTCGACCTGGGCGACGGGTGTGCCGTCCTCAGGGAAGTCGAACTGGACGTCAGGCGCGACCGGCTTCGCAACCGGCGCGACGCGCATCAGCAGTTCTTTCATCATCACGACGTCGTTATTCGTGATGGCGCGCTTCGAAACCTCCTGATAAAACAATTCTTCACTGAGTTGGGTTTCTTTTTTAATCGCGGCGAGTATTTTGGTGCGCGTGTCTTTACCCCGACGCTTGACCGGTTGACGATCTTTGGAGAACTGGGTGGCCTTATTCGTCATTTTCCGTACTCAACACCGTTAATTCGGACTTACGCAGCGATTATCCAAGAAAAGGGGCGTCAATAATCAACGCCCGATTTTCCGGGCGATTATCAGTACGGTGCGGCGGCGAATTCCGCGACCTCGGCGGCAACGTGGTCGAGCACGGCGGTCGCGGCCTGCGGTTCCAACACGGTCAGCTGCTGCTGCAGGTACAGCATGGTGTGGAAGCCGGCGAAGAACGTGCGGCGGTATTCGCGGCGCTGCTCGGCCGTGGCCTCGGCCGGCACGCTGCGGCGTTCGAAGATTTCCCACGACGACTGGATCGCGGTGCGGGTGGTGGACGGTGTCTTCATGGTCTGCCTCGGGTGGTGGGGGTGAAATCGGAAGTCAGGCGGCTTTGCGGCGGGCCTGCTTTGCCTCGAAACGCTCGCGTGCGCGGCGTTGGGAACGCGTCTCATACGGGTGACGCGCTTCAGCTGCGAGCGGCATATCGCGGCGCTGCCCGATCGGTTCGAGCATCAATTCCATTTCCTCGGCCCGCGATGTCTCTCCGCGCTCGCGCATTTCTCGCACCATTTCCGCTAGTTGCTGAAGTTCGGGTCTGCATAGGTTGTAGCGATCGTCATTCACGGTCTGCCTCGTTGGGGAGTTGGTGCTGCGTGGTTACTTGATAAAGCGCCCGGCGATGGCCAAACACGCGGCCATAGCGAGCACGATGAGTTCGGGTGTGGTGGTCATGGCTAGCCTCGTTCGATCAATTCGGTGCGAACTGCACGTTGCACGACGCGCTCGATATGCGCGTCGCTGGGCATGCGCCGCGTGATGGTCGCGAACGCCATGAGCAGCACGGCGTATGGCCGGAACCACCAGGCGACGGTGCAGCGAACGGTGATCGTGTATTGAGCCGCCATGTCACACCTCCAGCGGGTCGGCAACGCGCACCGGCATAGGCTCGGGAAGATCGAGCGCCGTTTGACGCACGGGCCGCTTGATCTGCTTGATGGTGACGACGACGCGCGCCTCGCCGTCGGGTTCGCAACGCTGCGCGCTGTCAGACCAGACCCATTTGTCATCGACGATTGCGACGCCGGTAAACGCGTCGTAAAGCACCTTGCGCGCGTTGTCGATGTCGATCGACTGCACGGTGTCGTCCCAGAATTCGCCGTGCTTGCGCATCCGTGCTTGCCAGTCCTGCGGACGTTTAGGGTACAGGTCGATGTGGATGTGGACGCGGCCAGGGCACGGCGTGCGCACACCAGCGGCACGCAGCAACCAGCCGACTTCGGCCTTGTACGCCTTAGCCTCTTTCGTCGGCGCCGTCATCGTGCGGCCGTTGAGCGGGAACGAACGCCAGTAGCGGTTCGCCGAGATCGGGTACGGGAGCGTGATGGTCAGCATGCGTCCACCTCGCCAGTTTGCGTTTCTGCGCAAGCGGCAGCTGCGCGCACGGCATCTTCTGCGATGACGAGCATGTCGTCGAAAGCGGAGAGCAGAATCGAAATCGCTTCGTGCGGATAGGTGTCACGGCGGTGCTTGCGGAACTCGGCGAGCGCATCGCGCATGTCCTGCAGTTCCGCTAACGCGGTTTCGGGCTTGCCATGCCCAGGCTTATCCGCGGTGCCCTGTTCGACCGGTGCGCTGGTCTGGCCGTCTGCCGCCACTGCGGCGGCCCTCGGGGTATTCGATTCCGCGGCCATCATCATCGCGTCGACGATCGCGTCGTGGATGATCGCGGTGAACTGTGTCTTGCTGCCCGGCAAGCGCGAGCGGTCAATGCCTGCGATGCTGCGCGCGACCAGCTGCGCGTGGCGGTCCCAATCGACGGGCGGGGTTTTGATGGTCATGGTTGCTCCGGATCAGGGAAGAAAGCCGATACGGCGAACAGGACGCTCGACGCGTTTGCCGGTCACCTCTTCGACGACGGCGTGCAGCTCGGCGACAACATCGCGACGTGCGGTCGATTGGTCGAGATAACCGGCCTGCCCGAAACCCCAGGGCGTAGGCGTCCAATCGTCATCCCATGCGCGGGGCTCTTGATGCGTGTGGATCATGCGTCGGTCTCCGAGAAAGACGGTTCGGCGTGCGTCGGGCCAATGAGGCCGCCGGTAGGAATGGATTGCTGGCGGCCGATCTCGCGCGTGAGCTCGATCAGCTCGGACTCGGCCGCGAGGATCGCGCGGTAGCCGGCGTGAGTTGCGCGCAACGACAGCACGCGGTCGACGAGCGGCTTCTGGCGGTGCAGTTCGGCGGTGATCGCATCGTTGGCCGGGCCGCCGATGTTGAAGTGGCAGCAGCAGAGCCACTTGCCAGCGTCGCCAACGGTGCCGAGCAGCGGGCAACCGTACGCGGCGCACATGCCCCAGGCGGTGCCGTCGGCGTTCATGGCGCAACTCCAGTGAGCAGCGAGTCGATCGCGCGCCGCAGGTTGTGGTCGAACGAATCGACAGCCAGCCAACCGAGTTCAACGAGATGGCCAATGCTCAGCGATTCGATGAAATCCATCCGCGCAACGTCGTCGACCATTTCCGCGATCGGGGTGTCGCCGCAGCCGAACGTGAAGGGCGCGCTCATTCCGGCTTCTCCTGCGGCACTGGCTTGCTCCAGTCGCGGCGCTTGACGCCCATCACGGCGTAGTACGGATCGAACGAGTCGGGCAACGTGGGCTGGTCGTTCATCGCAATTCCTTCCGAACCGGGTTGATGACGAGTTCGCGCAGCGTATTCATGAACTCTTCGCCGACGACATGCTCTTGCCGGCAGCGGATGATGTCCTCGAGCAAGGCGAGACTGGCTCGCTGAACGCCTTCGACTTCCTCGGAGGTGGGACGGCGGATCAGGTCGGCGCTCATACGGAAGCCTCGTACTCGGCAACGCGCGACGCGATCGCCTGCTTCGCCTCGGCCAGCTGCTCGGCGTCCTCACGTGCGTGACGGGACTTGGCGGCGGCAGCGCGCGCCTTTGCACTTCCAATCCCCGACACCAGCGCCTTCAGCCGCGCGAGATTCGCCTCGACGTCTGCACGTGGCGCCACGTCTGCAGGCCCCGCCAGCATTGGCACAGCGGCCTGCGCGTGCTCGAGCTGCAACCGCCCTTCCCGCACGGCTTGCGTGACGACCGCTTCGCGGCGCGCGGCGTCGAAACCTTGGGAAACGACCCACTGCACCGGGCGATTTACACCCCGCGACTGCTCGGTAATTCGCAGATACGCGGCCTTAAACGCCATTCGCGCGCCGATTTCGTCACCGTCGATGACGCTTTGCGCGACGCTCCACGCTTCGGCGATCTCGTCGGTCCAGACGACCGTGTCGCGTTCGTCACGCGAGCGCAGTGCGATCGCCCATGCCTCGTCGACTTCGGGACGACCGTCGCTTTCCTTTGGCAGGTGCTTCAGGATCGCGGCGGGCGTTGGCGCGAATTCGCTCGCGGCGACGTGCTTCGAGATCGCACGCAGCACTGCGTCGAGCGGATAGCTTTCGAGGTTCGCCCAGTACACCGTGAGCACGCCCGGAGTCGGCAACGGTTGACGTGCGGTTTCGTAGGCCAGTTCGAGCGCGTCTCTGAACGCGCGTTTGTCGGTCGTTTCCATGGGTCAGTGCTCCATGTCGATGACGTTGGGATCGGATTGCGGATCGTCGGCAAGCCATGCGTCGCCGTTACGCTCGCTGATGGCGCGGCGCTGTTCGTCGGGGCTGAGGCGCGGCGGTTGGGATTGCGATGCGATGACGCGATCGACGTACACCGGCAGACAGCCAATGCCGTTCTTCGCGCTGGCGATCGCTGTCGCGACGGCCTTGTCGACGAACTCGGTTGTCAGCCCGGCATTGACCCAGCCCGCGAACACCGGCCAGATTTTTTTGCGGTCGTGGATGCTCGTCGGATCAGCCTCGAAGCCGTGCTTGGCCTTGAAGTGGCGCAGCCATTCGCCCTCGTCTTTCGGGGTGAAATCATCGCGCCCGCCGCGCGGGGGTTTACCATCTACGATGACAGAACCACTGTTTACTTCTCCCTGTCCCTCTCCCTGTCTCTGTCTATTGCGATCGGGGGGCGATTCGGGGGGCGATTTTTCATCGGATCGGGGGGCGATCGGTTTTTTATCGGGTTGCGATCCCGACACGATCGCGACGACCTGCTTCTTACGCAGCGTTTTTGATTGCGGTGCGACGGTCTTCAGCAGTTCGACGGCCTCGATTACACGCGCCGAGATCGCGTCAATATCGACCTCCACGCCCCAGCGCTTCGCGTTACCGGCAGCGCCCGAGAGACTGGCGAGCAACTTCTCTATCCACGCTTCGAGCGACTTCTCTGCGACGACCGGATGATAGAAACGACCATCGGCACACTTCACCCAGCCGCGGAGCGAATGAGCCTTCACTTTTTTCCACGCCTTCGACTGCGACAGATGCGCGAGCATGCGATCGTCGTCCGGCAGACTTGCGGCCGGCACCTGATGCCAGCTTTCAAGCCACAACGTGATAGCGGCCGCGCGCTCGTCACCAGTACCGAGGATCCATGTCTCGGACGTGAGCAGACGCTTCACGTCGAGCGGCATGAACCCGAAATCGCGCAGGTTGCAATCTGCTGGGGTGAGAGGATTCGGGAGCTCGTTCATGCGGCTACCCGTGCGATAGACGGTAGAGGTTTTTCAGCTTCATCGAGGGCACGGCGGATCTGTTTCACCTGCTGGCGCAGACGCTCAAGCTCCGAGTCGCCATCGAGTCGACGAGCGAGTTCATGCGCGCGATTAGCGATCGTGTACGGGTCAGCGTCTTCCGGAAGACCTAGCACGCGGGCCAGCTCCAAGCGGGCGCTGTCGACGACCGCGCTTTCGCGCTTCGCACGTTCACGTGCGCCACCGATGATTTTTTGATATTCGGCGTCTGCCTCGACCGCAGCCTTTTTCAGCCGGTCGGTTGAATATTCGAGAGAACGTGAAGCGCCGGTGTGCGCCTGCACGGCGTCAGCAACGACATCACCCAAACGTTGCCGAATACGTTGCTCAACACGCCATTCGTTCGTCATCTGCGCGCGCATACGCTGGTCAGCGTCGTTGCGAATCCGCGCGACACCGTCGATCACAAGCTTCATCCATGCATCGCGCGGTAAGTTGTCGACGGCCTTCAGCGTCGGCCCCTTGACAGTGCGCCACACGTTTTCGCTGCGAATCATCAGACCGCAGCCCGAAGGCACGTCTTCTTTTTTGATGAGGCCCGCCGGCACGCAGAAGATCACGCCAGCAGCGAACTTCAGGTAGGAGGACCATTTGCCGGCAGTAATGTCGCGGCGGAAATCAGCAACGCTGATCTTGACTTCGTAAGCCACGGGCATGAAGCGGCTATACGAACAGGGAACCGTGTACACATCGGGGCGTGGCGAACCCGCCGGCCCGAGTTGCATATCCGTCCAGACCAAGCGATCGGACGCGCCGCGCAAGTGCGCAGCGAGATCGAGCGCTAGCTCGTCGTGCTTCCAGCTTGTGATGGCCGTCGCCATTGCTACCCCTGCTCTTCTTGCGTCCCAACCTGTCCCACGCTGTGTGCGGTGCAGCAGCCGATAGATCCGGCCGCCGGCGATGACGCACGCCCGCGAAACGCGTTGTGACCGCTCATTGATGCGTCCCTGATTGGGACGTCGACGGACTGACACCCGAAATGTCGGCGGGCAAGATGCCAACCATGCCGAACAGATGACTTTTCACTGCGCGGGCCAGCGCCGAGGAAACGCTCTCGATGCCGTGCATGCGTTGGAAGAACACCAGGGCTTCGTACGTCGAATCGTCGAGGCGTGTTTTCACCTCGTTCCGATACGGCGCGCGGTTAGCGGTACCGGGGCCTCGCCGGCGTGTTCGTGCTGGTGCAGACGCCCGGCCAGCTGGTGTGGAGAGGTCGTTCATACGGCCGCCGGCTGTTCGGACGGATACAAGTCGGGGCGCAGTTCGTGTCGCGTGACGACACCGTCACAGGCACTTTCCACGGCGAGCACGCGCTCGGCCGGAACTCTCCCCGTGCTACACATTTTCGACACCGCTTGCGGTGTGCAGCCGAGCTTCCGTGCCAATGCGGACTGGCCGCCGACGAGTTGCGCGGCGCGTTCGATGGCACTGCCCTCGGTGGCGTTGGTGGTCATAGGTCGATACCTCGGTTGGTGATCTACAACCGAAATCTACAACTTACAACCAAATTTTTCAACCGTTATTTGCAGTGCTATCTACAACTACTTTTTGTACCATCGCACCATGACACCAATTCACATCGGCGTGCGCATACGCGAACTGCGCGAGCGAACTGAGATTGAGATGAGTCAGTCCGACTTGGCTCGAGCCTTGGGAATAACGCCGCAGGCCGTCCAGAAGTGGGAGGACGGGAAATCAGCACCTCGCACCAATAAGCTTCAGGATCTTGCCGCCGCGCTTAGCACAAGCGTGCGGGAACTGGTGCGTGGAACAGAACTGGAACAGATTGCCGATTCTGACGCTAGAAAAGTTGTAAGCGGAGGTAGAGTTTTCCCCCTGCGGGGCGCAAAAGCCAATGCCCCGAAAGACAGACGCGGTCTAGTGCCCCTCATTTCGTGGGAGCAAGCCGCTGAATGGGGGCTCAAAGTGAACACGCAGAACGCGGATGCAGACGATTGGCTCAGGTGCCCGTTTGACCATGGTTCAGAGGCTTTCATCACTGAAATCGCTGGAGAGAGCAATTTCGATCCCGGCGGCCAGAAATCCTATGCGCCGGGTGAATTTATCGCCGTAGATCCGATGCGAGAACCGGTAAACCGGAGCATGGTCGTCGTACGATTCGATCGTGAAGAGCGTGCGACGCTCAAACAATTGCTGATGGACGAAGGCGGAACGCGACTTTTACACTCGCTCAACCCAAGCTGGCCGGACCGCACCAAGCGTATGCCCGAAAACGCCCGAATCGTCGGCGTGGTCATCGGGAAATGGGTACCTGAATGAAATTTGTCCGCGTCTCCTTCTTCACTGCCGTCATGGTTTCGGTTCCCGCCATCGCGGCAGACATGTCCGCGAAGGTCCAAACCATAGCGAATAACGCCGTTCATTCCACGCAGTTGGACGCCTCGGCGCGATCCATGCGCACAACGGTCGAAGAAACGCATTACGACTTGCTTATCAGATACGCCGCGACGGTTGAACCGGAGGCCGACGAGCGCGCCGTTCTGCAGAGTTTCGTCAGTGGGCTGGTCGCAGCTGGCCTCAGTCCGGCACGCCAGAAGTCCATCAATGTCTGCGCCGAACAGACTGGGTTGACGACGCCGACCGGCGCCCAAGGGGTGCGCCTGCTCGGCTGCACTCACTACAATCCATTCACCGAAGCCGTCCGCTTCGACCCTCCCTGACCCGCTTTCTAGCCGAACCAACCCGCTACGGCGGGTTTTTTTTGCCACTCTCTACAACTTTTGCTTGCAATGCTAAGTTGTAGGTTGTAATCTGAAGTTGTAGACAGAAACAACCGTGCGTCACAGACGCAAGAGAGGCGACCAGATGGCAACCCTACTTTCCCAAACCGAAGCGACCGGCGACCACGTCGTCGACCGCGACCAGCACCGCGCGGATGCAGCGCAAGAGCTGGCCGAGCAGCTGCGCGACGCGGCGAGCCGCGCGGAAGGACTTCAAGAGGTCCTTGAGCACATCAGCATGTGGCTCACGCCGTCGCAGCAGGCTCGCGCGAACGAACTGCTGCAGCGCCACGACTATCGCTCTCTCGGAAAACTGCTGTGCGACGTGCACGAGCAGCTGGTCGCCGCATGCGTCGCAAAGGTAGCGCCGCGCCACGTCGTTCTCTGGGACGAGGTGCAGTGATGAGCGTCCTCGCCAAAGACCTGATGGAGTTGCGTGCGCAGCCGCAACCGCACGGCGCGCTCACCGAGCACCTGATCCGCGCTATCGCCCTGAACCTGATCGCGGCCGGCGTCGCGGATCAACGGAAGGGGTGCTGACGTGACCGAATCATTCGACATCGTCTATCAGGACCGAGCGATCTCGACGCCGATGGACATTCAGCGCGAGTTCTACAGCGTTGACGCGGGCAACCTGGACGCGCCGCAGTGCATTCCGTGTGGTTCGACCGAATCTATCGACGGCCACGACGGCGTGTTTCACACGACCTCGTATCACTTCCGCGCGGGGGCATGACATGCAAGTTTCCCTCGAAAAAATCCAGGCTGCGATCGAGACGCTGCACGCCGCTGAGAAGGCACTGCTCGAGTGCGATTCGAGCGACGGCAGCAACGGCGCTCTCGCCGGCCGCTGCGCGATCGCCGCGGTGTACCTCGAAACCTCGGTTGCGATGGCCGGCGAGTCGGTCCGTCACTTCCGCATCGTTGGCGAGGCGTGACATGTCGACTGCCCACCAAATCATCGGCGCAGTCATCGCGTTTTACGCGGTGCTCGCGGCCTTCTGGCGGGGCCGGTCATGACTGCGCTGTTCTTCGTTCGCCGCGCCGCGGGCCGTGTTGCGCGTGCTATCGGGTTGCATCCGAAGCGCGAGCCCGTGCGACCTGCTACCGAGCGCGACTTCGCGCACACATACCTGCTGCTGGGTTTCACCGCCGGCGCCTGCGCGATGGCAATCGGCTTTTCCTTCGTTCTCACTTTCTCGGGGAGGTTTCTGTGCAACTGACCAAGCTCTTCCACAAGGCCTGCGCCGCTCGCGAATGTCGCCGCGCACGTAACACGCTTCAGGCGTTTTGCGAGGAACGCGTCGCCGCGCGCCGCGCGCTCGATGAAGCGAATCGCCGTGCCGATCGCGCACTGCGCGCCGCGGCTGAGCTCGAGCGCGAGCAGTTTCGCGTCGAATTTTTCGGCCCGCACAATCCGGTGCGCTCCGCATACATGGTTGGCTCGAAAGCGATCTTCGCTGAAGCCGCGATGTTCATGGAACCGGGCGCGCTCAAGTGAAAACCCTTCGCGCTCTCGCCCAGCTCGTCGGCCTGTGGCTCGTCATCACCGCGGCGCTCGCCGCTGCGGCGCTGGTGCTGTCGCCGGTCGATCCGTTGCACGCAGTCCCCTCCACCCACTCCCGAGGTCAAGTATGAACACCGCTGCCGCAGTACCCGTCATCGCCATGGACGCCGTCGAGTCGTCGCAGATCCACAGCCTGGGCTATGACGCCGCGAGCGAAACGCTGGCGATTCGCTTCAAGAACAAGGCCGGCGCGCCGACGTCGCTCTATCACTACGCGCACGTCACGCCCGCCAACTTCACCGCGCTGCGCGACGCTGAGTCGATCGGCTCGCACTTCTACAAACACATCAAGCCGCTGCCCGAGCGCTTCCCGTACGTGTGCATCGAGAAGATGCCCGCGACGGCCGAGCAGGATCAATCGTGAGCGAGGCGCGCGACAAGTTCTGGATCGTGTGGTGCCCGACGGGTACACACCCGCCGTCGTACCGCCACGAATCGTATGAGTCGGCAGTGTCCGAAGCCGAGCGTTTCGCGCGCTGCTCTGGTTCTGCTGAGTTTTATGTGATGGGCGCTGAAACGCTGCGCAAGGTCGACAACATGGCCCGCATCGATTTCGTCGACCACGACAAACCGCCGTTTTAATCCGAGAGGAATTCATGTCCACAGCAGTCACCACCACACGCCAGAGCCTGGTCGCGAAATTCGCCGACAAGTTCTCGATCGAGCCGGGCAAGTTGATGTCCACGCTCAAATCGACGGCGTTTAAACAGAGCGGTAACAACGAGGTCACCGACGAACAGATGGCCGCGCTGCTGATCGTTGCCGACCAGTATGGTCTGAACCCCTTCACGAAGGAGATCTACGCCTTCCCGGACAAGGGTGGCATCGTGCCGGTGGTCGGCGTCGACGGCTGGGCCCGCATCGTCAACGAGCATCCACAGTGCGACGGCTTCGAATTCACGTACGCCGAAGACGTCACCGAGTTCAGCAGCAAGAAGGTGCCGCTGTGGATGGAAGTGCATATCTACCGCAAGGATCGCACGCGGCCGGTGATCGTGCGCGAGTACTTCGACGAAGTCGTACGCCGGAACATGCAGCCGTGGCAGTCGCACCCCAACCGCATGCTGCGTCACAAGACGTTCGTCCAGGGCGCGCGCCTCGCGTTCGGTTTCGCTGGTGTCTTCGACGAAGACGAGGCGCAACGCGTCGTCGAGCGCGACATGGGCGCCGCGCAGGAAATTGCGCCCGTAGTGCAGCCGCAGTCGCGCAGCGGTGGTCAGAAATCTCAAGTGGTTGACGTGCGCAACGAGCCGCGCCAAGCCTCCAATCGCCCCGCGATCGAGCAGGCTGACGCTGATGGTGTGATCGACCAGCCCGTGCAACGCCAGCGCGAAACCGTGCAACAAACCGAGCAACAAGCGCAACACACACAGTCCAAACCGCAACAGCGCACGCGCGCTGCGCGCATGGAATCGGAAAACTTCGAAGATCCGCCGGCCACGCCGATCAGCGACAGCGTGCTTCGCGTGCTCAAGACCAAGATGGAACAGAACGCGGTCAACGAATCGGACCTCAAGAAGCATTTCGGTTTCGACCTCGACGGCGTTACCACGGCCAATTACAACGCCGTGGTCGAGTTCGTCGAAAACCCGGTAGGCCAATGATGACGCTGCTGTTCGATCCGGTCGAGCACGTCTACACCGTCGGCGCGCAGCGCGTGCCGAGCGTGACACAGACCCTCGCGCCACTCGTCGACTATTCGCAGGTGCCGCCGGCGGCGCTCAAGCGCGCGCAGGAACTCGGCACG